ATCAATAATCAGACGCGGTTTGCCATCAACCAACCAGCAATCGTGATCCTTTAATATCTGTATTTCTTTCTTGAGATAGTCAAGATCAATCTGTGCATTCGCTCCCAGAATAATTTTAGCTTTCGGGAAATGAGCAGAACCACACGGCAATTGATGATACAACAACATCTCATTGCCAAGATACGAAGTGTGCGCAGCGTTAACCGATCCGGTACGCACCAGCGCCCCATAAGGACCAGGCATAATTGAAATAAGCTTACCCTTTGCTTCGCTACCGGCTTGAAGACCGACCACCACGTCTACACACTTGTTTGTTTTCATTTTTCCATCCTTTCATTTTTCTACCATTTCAAAGTTATTCATATATAAATACTTTTTTTGGCCATTCATACCACTTTATCAAATTTTCTACTTCTGCTTGTTCTTGTTCGGTTTTACCATCTCTTTTTGATCTAGTCCATATAGCTCTTTTATGTAGCAACTTGCCATCCTTGGTCAAATATCGATAATTTGTATTTGTTAGTCCTAAATATTTAAAATTAGCTGCCCTGTACATTGTTCCGTCATGCCCAGGTTTACCGGGCATTCTTGTAACATCCGCGTAAGTTATAATAGGTCTCTCCTTCATTCTTTTCATGCATTTAGAGATAAACCATGAATTCAAATTCGTTCCGTGTTCTGATGAGCAATAACGGGATAATTCCAAAACATTTTGTCCATATTTTTTACGTTGTTCATTACGCGAAGGGGATGAAAAAACAGCTACGGCTACAATCTGTTTATGTTTTTTAGCTACAAATATATACTTACTTGATGGTACATTTCCTATATAATGATATTTGGCGACAAATTCGCGAACATGTGAATCATCAGAATCTACGGTGTACGATGAAGAATCCCAATTAGACGGTTTATTATTTCTTTTACACAACCCAGCAACTGTTTTTTCAGCGAGTCCATCTTTAAAATCTGATTCTAATATATAGATAACTTGATGATCAGGAAAGTGTTTAATTAAATGTTTCCACTTACGTATATCTTTTTTTATTATCCTAGCACTACGTTCATTTCTTTCAGTATATCCGTGCCAGTATAAACCCTGTAATTCAAGAAAAATTTTTTGATCAGATAAATATTCATCAATTTCATAGACTACTTTACCTCCGTGTTTGATTAGGAAACTAGTTTGATGTCCAATCTCGTATTTCTCTAAAAGGGGGATTAACAGATGTAAATGTAACGATGACACAGAATTATACTCAAAAGAGGATCGTGTTTTTATGCCATATTTATGCAAATAATCCCCCACAGTTGTACTATCGACGCCTAATTCAGTTGCAATAACATCCATTGATTTTCTTTTATTTATATACATATTCCTCAAAAAATCAACATCATCAAGGATCTTATAAACATCCGCTTTCTCGGGATAATTACACTCACCTGCGTTTCTTCTACTAATACCTAATTTTACTAAACTTCTTCTTACCGTACTTCCGTACACTTTAAGATCCTTCGCTATTTTATAAATACTTTTTTTATTAGTAACATATTCATCATACATATATGTGTAATCGTTCAATAATACCAACGTTTCCTTATTACAAACATAATCGCCTCTTTTTCTGCGTTTTATTTTAAACTTTTTTAATTTATATTTTACAGCGGCGCTACTAACGTCTAATTCTCCAGCAATTTGATTAGTTGTTCTTTTTTTCAAGATATATTCATCATATAAATACTTAAAATTGTTTAATTTCTGTATACTCTCACTATCATGCATATATTCACTAGCAGATTTAGTTTTGATCTCAAGCTTTTTAAGCCATCTACTAACCGTAGTAGCAATCACATTCAATTCAGAAGCTATTTGATAAATTGTTTTATTTTTAGTAACATACTCTCTATACATAAAATTGCGATCCCTCAAATACAAATTCTTGTTAAGTTCTACCATCTCAATTCTATATCATTTTTCTATCATCTCAAAACAAATTTTCTTCAACCTTTTCTTGTTTAGATCGGTATTCAATGCTTCGACTACCTCGTTTATATCATCTTTAACAGTCGTGCTCTCAACTTGGCTGTTCTCCTGTATCTCAACCACCGGAGTATTATGTAATTTTAACTCAATAAAGTCACCAAGATATTCCCTCAATCTTTTTTTATCTATCGACGCCCACAAATGCACCGGCAGTTCAAATTTCAACTTTAACAAACTGTACTTATCTGTGATACCACTTACTGAATCAGCTATTAATTTTTCAACAGACTTATCTGACGAGAAATCCTCACTATTAAGTTTTACACTAAGAGCCAGTTTTTTGGGGAGATCCAAAGACAATTCCTTGACTGTTGACTCAACTATATCAACTTCTAAAATACCCTCTTCACATGCATACGTCTTTTGTATCAACGCACCTGGGTATCTACAATTATCTAGTATCTTCATCGATTTATGTATATCACCCAATGCAATATACTTAGCATTATACGTTTTCAACAACTTAGACGCAAACTCAGATGCCGCTTTTGATTTCTCTAAACCAAAGATACCTTTCAAAATGCCGTGCATCGCTACAACATTAGGTGCAGAATTATCAGGCACCTCAACAGGATTGCAGTCCTCATCCAACACTATTAGGTTAAAGTGATCAAATGAATAGTTATTACCAGGTTCACACACGTGAACGTTATCGACTATATTTTCTACCAGTTCCAGAAAAACTAACGAATGATACGATTTGTCCTTATCAGTATAATCATGATTACCCAGCACAAAATACCAATTAATGTGCGGAGTATCCAATACATATCGCAGAAGATAGTCTTTTATTTTCTGATCTGGATGTGGTTTATCGAAGATGTCACCGGCAATGATGATATCGTGTACATTCCTGCTATCAGCCAGTTCTACTAGTGCTTTTAGGATTGAATATTGACGATCATCATAAAAGCACTCCAAATGTGCCCCAAGATGCATGTCTGCTGTGTGTAGAAATCTCATCATCTCCCTTTGTAAACAAAGACTTTCAAACCACTTTTCTTGGCTTTACCAATAGTGTCAGCAGTGCCACGAGATATCCCATCCCATACGGCTATTAAAGCATCGGCACCGGCAACCATCTCACTATTGCGAATCATACCGGCACCCTTTCCGTATTCTTTCCAATTAGCTGGGAAACATTCTACTGGTACACCATTTTCTTTGGCCCATTTTTCACCAAGCTTATCAACACCTCTAGCTGCTCCAGAAAAAACTACCGAAATAACAAAACCAGATCTTTCAATAGCCTTTTTTACAGTTGAGTAACCTACAATCGTCCTGGAGCCCGCAATAATCGTTTTCATTTTAATCAAAATCGAATATATCCTCACCGCCACCATCTTCACCACTGTTCTCATCGATAGCATCATCGATTGTCTCTTCTTCGGGTTCAGGATCAGCGGCCTTTTTAGACTTGGTAACCTTCTTCGGTTCTGCGGCTTTCTTCGGTTCCGCAGTCTTCTTTACGGTAGTCTTAGCACTGCTCTTCTTTCTTGCGGGAGCAACCTTAACCACATTCGAGTACATCCTACCGTTGACTTCCCTGTTCTCAACCATTACCTGTACTTCCTCACCTTCGGCATCGTCCGTATCTACGGTATCGCCGTCACTAACAACAATACCGCATGCCTTGAGCCACTTATCTAATTTTGTGTCATCCCTAAGCGCATTCGGGCAATTTCCGCGCAGAGTAACCACTTCCTCAGAAGGCTCACCCTCAAGGACAGGATCATGAATCTTAAATTGCCATATAAGGTACGGTCCTTTTTTCCCCACTGCCTCTTCTACCGAAGCCACGGTAGCTTTGTAAACTCCCTCATCAACATTGAATGGATTCGACGAATTATCCTTTGTCACTACTGGCATTTTCTTTCTCCGTTCTCTAAAAAGTTATACTACTCAACCTTAAAATGTTCGTCCAACGCTTCAATCTCTGTCAACGCCATTTCACGCGCTTTCTCCGGATCATCATTATATACCTTTACGGTATAACTGATCTGACCCTTCGCATCTCGCTTGATCTCCACAGACGGTTGCGATCTCTTCATAACCGCCGTCTCTTCAATAGCTGCCTCTAGTTTTGCTTCCTGTGCTCCCTGCTTGCCCATTTTCTTTCTCCTTTATTAGGTTATCGTAGCATCTAACTGCAGTATTTTTAACTGCCTATTCAGATTTGTTAATGTCGATACGAGATTGCGTTTCTTTATTCCAACCACCTCCTGCAATCCTTCTATATCCGATAGAACGCTTTTGAAATTAACAAAAGATTTTTCAGCATTATGTAATCGCTTGTGTTCATTTGATAATTGTTTTCTTACTGTAGCTTGTTGCAATTGTGAATTCTTCAACTCTTTAATGTTGGGTTCAATTATAGCTCTACACGAAAGATCGTCTATATCCCATTTCAAATCTACGATAATTGCGTGCATAAAATTACATAGCTGTTTCCAAATGTTTGCACAAGCCACTATCCTCATCTCTATATTACTAACCCTCGTTTCATATGATTGAGCTATGGCAAAAAGTTTACTTATTCCACCAAGATCAACGTTATCGTTATCCGGCAATTCTATATTATAATTTGATATTTCGTTAAGTATTGCATCACTGTCCGGTTTACTACTTTGCGCTACCAACAACATCTCTTTAACTATTTCATGTTTATCGGACATAGTTAAATTATCAATACCGGTAACTAGTTTCAAAGACAATTTTTGTTTACCCTTTTCAATTTTCATTTTAAACGTTCTTTTTCTTTTTGCTTTATTTTATCAATCTTTCTTATCTGTCTCTTAACAGCATCAAAAGCTGCTTTATCAAATTTATCAATTTTTAAACATTCTTTCAAATCGTCTACAGTAGAATCGTATACTTTCTTAAACAACTCACTCGGCACAACATCATCTTCTTCCATTTCAGTTCCAAATGTAGCCGAAACAATGCTACCATCAGGAAACTTAGTAGAAAAATTTATTCTATAAGACTTTCTAACACTCATTATTTACTCCCACATGTTTAGTTCACCGTTAGCAATGGAAACGTCTATATCGGCCATTAGGTTCTCAAATAACTCCTGGTTATCTCTCAACGTGTTGCATGCGTTTATCCTGCCATTACCGATTTTATCATCTCCATACGAATAAGACGATCCTTTCCTCTCCACAATACCAAGCTGCATACCAATATCAATTAATTCCCCCTCTATATTAAAACCCTTACCAAAGATTAGTTCCGTTTCTATTTTCTTCCATGGAGGAGCAAGCTTGTTTTTGACTACTTTTATGGCTACCTTATTACCAATTATCATTGCATCATCACCACTACCTGATTTTAATTTGGATTTTATTCTAATTTCCAATCTCAACGATGAGTAGAATTTTAAAGCGTTCCCCCCTGAAGTTACTTCAGGGTTACCGAACACAACCCCAATTTTCATCCGAATCTGGTTAATAAAAATGACACATGTGTTAGATTTAGAAACTATACTAGTAAGCTTTCTCATGGCTTGACTCATTAGACGTGCCTGAGAAGCCATAATACTTTCACCCATCTCACCATCAATCTCAGCCTGCGGGACCAACGCCGACACAGAATCAACAGCAATTACATCAAACTCACCAGATCTAACAAGAGCCTCCAGTATTTCTAAAGCTTGTTCACCACTATCTGGTTGACTGAATATAAGTTTATCCATATCAACACCGACCCCAGTACCGAGACTAGGATCTAATGCATGCTCTGCATCAATAAATGCAACAACACCACCGCTTTTTTGTGCATTTGCTAGTATTTGCAACACCAAAGTAGTTTTACCTGAACTCTCAGGTCCATAGACCTCGACAATACGCCCTCTCGGTACGCCACCAATTATAGTGGCTTTGTTCAGTTTATATGATCCTGTCTTTATAATTTCTACGTTTTCTATCTCACAATCACCGTAGATATTAACTGATCCTTTACCAAACTTTGCGTGCAGATTATTCAACACCGAATGCACACCGTCCATACCGGATCGCTCCAATAACACTTTCTTCTTCTTTTTGTCTTTCTTGCTTATTTTCATTGTCTCACTCTTTCTAAATTCACTTTTTTTGTATCGCCTAATGTGCGACCAACATCAAAATCATAACGCATCGGACATCTGAAATTAGGAAACTCAGTCCTGACAACTTCGTCTTGTATCCTAATAAACTCCACATATCTGTCTTTCTCAACAACAAAAATGGTCGCATCATGAATAGTTAAACATGGGTGACAGCGGATTTTAGCTTTTCTCGCCTTTTCTAATGTCACACTCATATAATAATCATTCATAGCACACGCAAGCATTTGGATTCTGCAATTTAAAGCTTGTCTCTCCGCTTCATCTCTTTTATTCTTATAATTACTATTTATATCCGGCAACCTTCTAATTCTACCCAACCAACTTTTTAACTGGCCCTCTTTTCTAACTTTTCCTATCTGTTTGTGTAACCAATCAACAGCCTTTGGGTATTTAGCATAAATAACGCTGTTAATTAATTTAGCTCTCTTTAACGATATATTAAATTCCTCGGCTATATGTTGCGGGCTTACTCCGAACATCATACCAAATGTACCGCGTTTAGCAGCGGTTCTCTGCTCTCCAGTAACTTCCTCTGGTGGTGTATCAAACACTTGGCTAGCAGTCAAAGTATGTATATCAAGACCGCTTTTAATTTCACTGATCAGATTCTCATCGTTGGAATAATGTGCCCAGCCACGAAATTCTGCTTGCGCCAAATCAGCTTTCACAAAAATATAACCATCATCTGCTATAAAACACTTCTTATAATCATCTGCATCCCTAGGAATATTTTGAAGGTTCGGATCTTGAGATGCCAGTCGCCCGGTTACTGTCGAGTGTTGCAAAAAGTGTGTGTGTATTCTACCATTAGATTCCGATTCTCGATACACCACGGTCAAAAAATTAGACAAATAAGCAGCAACGCGCCTGTAATCCATAATCAATTTGGCCAGCTGAACACCTTTAGCAGCGTAGCGCAAGAGGACTTTTTTGTTTGTACTAGGAGCACCTTTGTCTGTTTTCATTAAAGAAGTCAAACCTAAGTATTCTTTATCAAAAAACAACTTTTTCATTTGTGGAGCAGATCGCGGGTTAAAAACCCAAGAATCAGAAAACTTCTTACAATACTCGTCAAAATTGTTATATCTATTTTGCAGCATTTTTGAGTTATTATACTTCCTGTCAAGCTCTTTAATTTTACCGGATTTCTTGGACGATACCAGTTTCTTTACATGTTTATCATTACGAACGTTATCAAATAACCCAACCAACTTTTCTTCATATTCTCCAATAAGTATTTTCAGTTGCTCTCTATCTATCTTTATCCCATATAATTCCATTTCAGTCAACAACAGCATTGTCCTAATCGAATATATATTGTGATAGTTCAACAAATCTTGTTTAACTAATTCTTCTTTAAAAATTCTATACAGTTTATACGTGGCTACAGCATCTTTAGCGCCGTACTCACCCAATACTTTCATAGGTATTTTCAAATAGTTTACGTCATCACCCATTTTTTTCTTATATTCGTCAACCTCGTCCCAATAACTACCCATATCAAGATAAGACAACACACACTCATCCAATGAATGTCTTACATTCTCATTAATTAATGAATGAGATATCATAGTGTCAAAAAACGGTCTTTTTACGCGCATACCTCTCTCTAACAATACACTAATATCATATTTAGCTCCGTGACCTATCTTCAGCTTGTCCGACACCATTACTTTTTGCAGTCTATTTAGTGCTCCATCATACATCTTACTCCAATCAATCGCTACTCCGTATCCATCCTTCCAAGACACTGAAAACACACCTATTTCAGCAATCTTCGGGTTTAGAGATGATGTTTCAAGGTCGAAAGAAAACTCATCACTAGATTCCAGTATCGTCAATACTTTGTCTATTTTTTCTTTCGTATCGGCAATCGCTACTTTACACGTGGATTTGGGAACAACGCCACGATGATAGCCACCATGATACAGGTTTTTTACAATATCAAATCCTTTATTAAATTCTTTTTTAACTTCCGGATTCCTAAGTATATAAGCAGGATGGTATATTGGCACAACAGTAGCGTTAAATTCATTGCTAAAGTATGTGTTATTCTTCCACTTTGAAATACCACTCTTTCCGAGAACGGATTCCAAAGCAACAGAACCAAGAACTACTATAATACTAGGTTTAATCTCTTCTATTTCGGAAACTAAATTAACTCTACAATGCTTTACTGTTTTTTTATTAGGCGGTTTATTTTCACCACTGTTAGCGCACTTAACAACATTCGTAACATATACATCCTCTCGTCGTATACCAATCTTACTGAGCGTTTTATTCAAAAGCTGACCGGATCTACCTATAAATGGCCTTCCTGATAAATCTTCTTCTTGGCCAGGTTCTCTCCCTATTATCATAAGTTTTGCATCTTTAGGACCTTCACCCCAAAGACACGGAGAGTTTATCTTCCCACCAAATCTAGGACATTTGGCAGAACAAATTCCATTTGATTCAATCATTTTCTATTATATATTTACCAGGTTCAATTGATATGATATTAACACCATTCTTCTTCAGGGAAGACAATATAAGACCAACGTAATTTTTAACCTTTTTCACTTCAACGTTTTCTGTCATCCCTTTTGCTATGATCTCCTCAGCTAACTTGGTTTTCGTAACACCCTTCTTGTGTTTCTTTAACATATCCCATACCAATTGCTTAGCTGTGTACTTTTTCATTATCCTTGATTCTCCTTTTTTAGAATTTTTAATAGTATTTGGCTTATCTTTCTTCGTTATCCCCTTAGGCTTATTCTTTTTCTTCAGTTCTTTTATTGATTCCTTCTTCAACGCCTTTTTCGGTTCCTTCTTCAATGCCTTTTTCGGTGGTTTCGGATCAGGTGTTGCGCCCGACACCTTTGCATTTGAAATTACGTCTGACGCTCTTACAACCTCAAACTCCTCTGACTCAGTAACTTCAACTCCGTCTGCTAGACCTACGGCATCCTCCTGTTGCTCTTCTGGGGCAGCATCTTCTGTTTGATTCATTAATTCAAACACCTTATAATGAATCGGCACAGTAATCTCTGTGTCAGATGCTAAAACCAATATCTTAGCCCTGACGTTGCTTTTACCGACCAGTTGTATTTTCTTGCCATGTTTTGTGATATACTCTTTGTGCAACTCACAATCAGATAACCTAATCATATCACCCATTTCGTTCTCCTAACTCTTTGACCGTTAACTCAAATTTCCTTTTAACCCAAAGAAGACGTTCAATCAATCCTTCTTTATCATTATATCTAGAGCATATCTTTATTTTATCAAACATATCAAAAGATAGCATTCTTTTTTTGAAATCGCGTTTTCTGGAAATGTTTAACAATCTAGTCTCCAAAAGATTAATAAAAGAATCTATTCTACTATATGATTTGTCACTAGCAGATTCAATATCTATTTTCAACAACAACAGTTGTTCATCATCATCAATTATATCATACAAAGTACCACGAGCACCGCACCCAAAACACTTAAATGAACCATTATCAGAAAATACTGTAAAACTAGGTTTCGTCTCATTGTGGAACGGACACAACGCCACCCACCTATTGCCTTTACGTTCTAAATGAACACCGGCTTTTTCATAAGCACTTAATATATAAGCGTCGTTCACTTGTTGTTTGCTTTCATTATAAGACCTTTAGTACCAGGTATCAATCGATCACCGACATAGTTGAGTGGCCACACGGCATACAATTCAATTTCTTCAAATGCCCTGGCATATCTATGTTTATCAACCACTACAAATAGTTTGTTTTGGAGCATCTCAGCCATAGTCTGTCTAAGCCGCATCACAATCTCACAATGCGGAGCCATATAATTAGAAAGTCCAATACCCTCAACACCCTCGTGCTCGTCAGTAGTATGTCTGGCTTTGTCTTTATCCGACTTTGACCGCTCTCTGCTCTCCATAGTGGCAGTCAATATACTAACATTAGTATATCTTGCTATTTCATGATATTCTTTAAACAAGAAATCGTATTTTTCAGATCTACCTCTAAAAGAAGTATTAGGAGTCATCAAATTAGCATAATCAATGATTACCAAATCTGGATATACGCCGTTTACCGATTTGTATAGCTCTATTTCGTTATAAACATCATTTGTAGACGCTTTATTGGGTATATCAACTAACCACACGTTTAGTTTTTCTCTCAGTTGCTCCTTAAGCGCACGCTTAAACTTTTTAATATCCTTCCTATCCAACTTTCCATATATAATACCATTGCCATCGACCAACGCCATCCTACTATCAAAACACGAGGCTATGAAATTAAACGCCATTTCCAGAGAGAGATACATAACATTATAACCGGCCAACGCGGCGTTATAAGCTATGTTTACCGAAGTTCTAGTTTTTCCGCCACCAGTCTTTGAATACATCAACGTAACGAAACTCCTACGCATACCACCAAGTTTATCATCCAGTGTTTTAATACCGAAAGGAATTAAATCATCAACTTTACCTTTAGACACATTAACAAACTGACCCCATCTATTTTTTATATCATCATATATAAAACCTCTTTTTATTCTTCGTTCATTATCTGTGATCAGCAAAGATCTCAGCAACCTTTTCTTCATCTCATTGTAATCTATATCAATTTTATTTTCAAATTCGCTTTTGATGCTTTCGGCCATATCAAAAATTAAACGTCCGACATAATAATTATTAGCTTTGCTCATAAAATAATTAAATTCTTGTGGTTCGGTCTTTGGTAACTTATCTAGAACCAATAATGCATCAGTATATTTATCAACATCCTTGTCACCAAGTACAAATTTATCAGCATACGATACTAAAGTCTTTTTAGTTGGTGGCGCTTGAAACTCCCCAACATAAAGTTTTATCAAATTTACCAAATGCTTATGTTGGGACTTAGTGAAATACTCATCATTAATCGATATGCATTTCATATAGAATTCTGGTTTAAAAAAGTATGAAACCAATCCTAATTCTACTTTGTCTGAACTGAGCCTTGACATCTTTCTGAAATCCCCACAAAAGTAATGTTAGCCAAAGACTTCAATCTATCACCTATATAGTTAGGAAATCTTCTTAAAACTTCCGATTGTTTCTGGTTTGACGATATTAGTATCGCTTTCCTGGAGTCATATATATCGGATAAAAACTCATAAAATAACTGATTGTTCATTGCACCATCATCAGACAAATAAACTTTTTCTATCTCTTCAATAGCCAATATATCAACATCTTGTATTATATGATCCATTAATTCATAAGCACCGCTATCGTTTAACGATTTAAACTTCAAATTAACTATATGAGAAGCCCTCTCAAAGTATGCTCTAAAATTCTTATCCATTGCTTCTTGTAAAATACTTCGTATTATAATACTCTTCCCAAGACCTGGCGCTGCGTTAAACCAGATACCTCTCCCATTCCTTATGTTTTTTGTTATAGTATCAATATATGAATGTACTTTTTTTAATTGATCAGCATTCTTCTCAATAAACCTCTTCGTCAGATCTTTTAATGAATACTCCCAATATTGACTAGGTATGTTGGCTTTCTTTAAATTTATTATATTAGATACTCTTTTGATACATTCACAATCTTCTAGTAACACACCGTCATCAGTCAGTCTACTAATAACACCCGTCCCGTGGCACTTTTTACACAATCCCCTGGATTCTTTTAGTTCAGAAAAGTCCACTATTCTTCACTTTTTGTAATGATGTCCAAATAATCAGTAGGTTGTTCTCTGTCTAGAAGCCGCTCAAATTCTTCATTATCGCGTTCCAGTGATTGTTCAACTTCAAACCACGTATCTCTTTTGATGTTTTTAACATTTCTTATCATTATACTATTAAATAGTTTTGCGCTACAAATACTACCAATTACTGGCGGTTTATGCTCAGTGAAAAATCGCGTAAAGGCCAAATCAATAAATTCCTTAAACTCATCACCAGATATCTTGTTACCTAGCATAAACTCCTCAATACGCTGGCACGTCCTAACAATATTGCCAGATAGCTTATACTCACGTCTATATTTTCGTTGGTAGAGATTACAAAAATAATTCAAAAAATCGTACGGCTTCCACAGCGAAATGTTCCTAACGATAGCCCAAGCACCACTAGACTTTATGTACTTCTTAAAGCGCTCGTTCTTACTTTTCAAACCGTCTAAGTACAATAATATATGTTCCTCAACCGGATCATCGGTCAATGCAACACCCAATACATCCACTAACATATCATACCCCGTTAAAATGACCTGATGGAACCATTCTACGTTTTACAATAAAACCATCACATGAATTGTATATCTTTTCACGTCTTTTACTAGATCTATTCAAAAAGTTACCATGATCTATAAAATCAATCACTAGTGCCTTCTTTTTGTCCTTGTGTGCCGTCAAAGATCGCATTTTTTGAATAACCATAGTAGATGAATCATATCCCTCAGCGTTTATGACCGCATCCAATTTCGGCAAATCAAGACCCTCCTTACCAGGTATGCTTATAACACACACTTTGTTCTGTTGCAGAGATTTGTATACCCGCTCTCTGGTGCTGGTGTCAATCTTTCCACTTATAAAAAAACTGTTTGGGATCATTATTCTCAGATTCTCACCATGTTCTATTTTACTGACCATCACATACACAGAGTTACCGGATTTTCTCAGGTTTTCTACTATCTGCGCTATAAATTTGTTTCTGAAACCATTCTTAACTATATCCGAATCATAAATATCGTTATACTCAGTCAAATAGTTAGAATACCACGCTCTGGGTAATCCATACATTATTACAACCGGCTGTGATATTCTACCGATATTTATAAGATCCTGAAAACCTATATTATGCACAACAGGACCAATCACCGAGGATAGTTCAACAGTTTTTATGTAATCCGGCTTGGGTGTACCAGATAAGCCTATCTTATAAGCAACCGATGGGAATTTTCTTAAATTGTTCCTAGTCTTTTCAGAAAATACATGGTGGCATTCATCTAATAACAATACCTTGCACGATTTTATGAAGTTTTTCACTTTTGCGTTTCTAATAGAAATACTTTTTGATCTTTTGTCTTTACTTAACACAGTATTCAACGCTTGATAACTAGTAACTACTATATTTTTTTCTTTAAATTTACTTTCTGAAAAAATGCCAACATCTTTCATCAATAGTTCCGATAATTTATTCCTAGTTTGTCTAACCAACGCTTTGTCTGTTTTTGTTATTATCATAGTTGGGTAATCACCAATACTAGCTATTATTTTAGCCATTATTGCAGTTTTGCCTGCACGGATAGCAGCTTGTATAATACAAAATCTACCAATAATCGCCTTCTTCGCAGCCAACACCTGTAGTTCATATAACGTCAAACCGTGTACTATTCCATCACCATTCAACACAATATCGTTGGAGAATACTATTAATACATCGTACCCACATTTTTTAATTTTGTTGAAAATAAGTTTATAACAACCAGATGGCGCTGTGTTGTTTTTCCTAAATAACCTTTTATAACCATCCCATAATCCGCGTTGATACAAATTTGTAAACTGATACCCATCAATTCTATACGACAATGCGTTATATACTTGTTCATACAAATCTTCCGGCAGTTTGGGTACGACCTTCAAATCATTTGGCCCAACTAGTATTTTATAATTTGCCATCTAGTTTGTATTTTTTCTCGTTTTCCTTTAATATACGGGTATTCTTTCTTCTTATTGAGTCAACCGGCAAATTAAGCGCGTGAAACGTAGTTCTATGAGAATGCGCACAGTATGCACCTAATACTAACATTTGTTTCATGCCATTATAAGCCATTCTAATAGCAAAATCATCATCATCGCCCAAACCAACACCAAACGCTTCATCAAGAAGACCAATCTTATCAAACGTCTCTCGCTTAATACAACAACAGAAAAACGAAAGTGGGAGTTTTCTGCCACCAACCTCGATACATTTCCCACCATGTTTTTTAGCTATTACTTTATCAAAATCAGAATCAACATTCGGATAAGCCAAATCATTCCACCTTCTATTTAGATTCGGCACACCTTGCCAACCAATCATACTATCAGTAACTGGCCCAGAAGCAAACACATCAGC